GCGCCAGCGTAGTCCTGGCTGGTGACGGTGAGTCTGGTGCCCAGCGAGCGGTACAGCTCCTGCTCAGGATACCAAATCAGGGCCTGCAGAGAGGCGGCGGGCACGCGGTCGCCGAGCTGCCTTTGGAGGATGCGCACAGCGTCCTTGACCACGGCTCGCATCAGCCGGCGCTCGCCGCCGCTGGCCGGCGCGTCCTTGGGCTTGTCCATGGACTTGACGATGTTGCCGGCCGCGAACACCAATGGCGTCTTGATCCTCGTCTTGGCGTCGAACCCAGCCCGGTTGTTCGCGAAGTCGCGCTGGTGCTTGCGGTCAACCTCGCGCGCCAGCTCGACGATGGCGTCTTCGTTGGCGCCCATGTTGCCGTCTTCGTCTTCGATCTGGCTCTTCGCGGCGGCCACCAGGGCCGGGTTGAAGTCGGCTGCGTACAGGCCGTCGGTGCCAGTCTGCTCCAGCGCGGCCATGAAGTCGCCGGTCTGCTTGTCGAACTTCTTCGCGTCGAACGACTTCAGTTTCCCGATCAGGCGGCCGATGGTGCGCATGAACCACATGTCCATGGTCACCGGCTCGAAGTTTCCGGTCAGGTTGCTGAAGAATCCGAAGCCGATCTTCGGACCCAGGACAGAAGATCCCAGCACCCCCTCGTCGGCCAGCTCGCCGCCGATCTTGAAGCCGGCCTTCGTCAGTTCGCCGACCGTGAATTCGGTCCGCAGGAATTGCGCCAGTTTGTTGATGCCGCCAAACTCGTCCACCAGCTCGTTGAGCAACTTGAAGTTGCCTGCCATCTGCGATGCCGACTCGCCGCGCCCGGTCTCAGGGAAGTGCCCTGTTTGTCGGTATTCGGTGTAGAGGTCCATCGTCGCGCCGAGATTGGTCTCGACGTTCTGGCCTTGCGAGGTGACGGCCAGCGTCAGCAAGAATGCCGTGCGCGCCTCGGGGTCGGTGCGCAGCTCAGGGAACTTCACGGCCAGCCGGCCCAGCATCGTGCGGATGGTCTTGTCGTACCACTCGAGCGCGTTGCCGGCGGCATTGATGGCGCCCATGGCCTCGGCCACCATCAGCCTGGATGTGAGTTTGCGGTCTTCCTCGTTGTTCAAGTCGAGCACGCGCAGGCCTGACTTGAGCCGACGTTCCTCGAGGAAGTTGACGGTTGCCGCCAGGCTTCCGACATGCGGCGTGCTGAAGGCCTGCTGCTTGGCGAACCCGGTCGCGAACTCCAGCGACGTGGCCGCCAGCATCTTCTTGGTCAGGCCGAGATCGCTGGCGATCTTCGCGCCGATCTCTGGCTTGGCGGGCGGCTTCGGTGGCTCGGAGTTTTTCTTCTTGCTGAAGCTCGGCTCGGCCTGCTTCTGGCTGGCCTGGTAGGCCTCACCATAGACCTTGCGCTGCAGCTCCTTCGCCGCCTCCACGCGCGGGCCGGTGGTGACGCCGGCCGCCTCCAGGCTGCGCTGCTCGGTGTAGACCTTGTGCGCCAGGTCGCGCGCGGCGTGCGTCTCGGGCGTGTGGATCTGGATCTCGGCCGTCATGCCGCCGGGCGCCCTGACGTTGATCAGCACGTCACGGTAGCCGCTGCTCGTGGGCTTGGTGAAGCGGTCCTTCACGTCGAGCACTTCAAAGTGCTGGCCGATGGCGGCCATGGCCTTGGGGATGTCGTTGATGGTGTCGACCACCACGGTCCCGCGCAGCAGATCCTTGGCCTTCGAGGCGTCACCGCCATGGTCGAGCATCATGCGCTGCGCGGCGCGCGGCAGCAGCTTCACGGGTGCCAGGACGGCCTCGCCACCGGCTCTTCCAGCGGCACGCTCCAGCGCCCTGTCGAAGGCGGGCTTGGCCTGCTGCGCGGCGTACAGCCTGGGCATCAGCTGGTCTTCTGCGGTGCGGCGCTGCTCGGGCGTCAGGCCTTCGTAGCCGGCCTTGGCGCTGGCCTTGTAGGCGCCGAGCTCGCTGCTGGTCTCGGGCGACATGAACTCGTCCAGGCGGGCCTGGCGCGCGTTGCCCGGGGTGTGCGTGGCGCCGGCCTTCGAGACGTTCTCAGCGAAGCGCGGGTTGGTCTTGCGCCACTCGATCAGCGCGCTGGCGGCGACGGCCTTGGCGTGGCTGAGCTTCTTGATGTACTGGTCGACGTCCTTGTTGCCGTAGTCGACCATCTTGCCGCGCAGCTTGTCGATCAGGTTGGTGATCGAGTCGATCCAGCGGCGCACGAACTCGCCGAAGTTCTTCGGGTCGCGGCGCGCCAGCTCCTTCAGGAAAGTCGGGTCATCGCCTCGCTTGCCGAAGAAGTCGGCCACCATCTCGCTTTTCAGCTTGGGATGGGCCAGGGCTTCGTCGACGGTCATCTTGCCATCGGCCACCTGGTTGCGGAAGAGGTACTGCTCGGCGTAGGCGCGCTTCCCCTCGGGGCTGATCATGTCGAAGATCGAGCCGGCCATGTCGACGAAGCGCTGCGCCGACTGGTCGCCCCTGCGCGCCCGCTCCTCGGCGACGTGGTAGGTCTCGTGGAAGGTCGTGAACTGGACCGAGCGCTCGAGGTTCGCGGCGTTGACGTAGGCCACGCCGTTCAGCTCGAAGCCGTCGGGCGCGTGGGGTCCGGTGTCCTCGAAGAAGACGGGCATCGAGCCGGTGGCCAGGTGCATGGCCTCGCCCACGGCGCGTGCCCGGCGGAAGAGGCCCCGGTCCTGGATCGGCGCCAGGTTGGGCAGGTTGGTGTTTCCCTGGCTGCGCAGCTTGTCCAGCGACGAGCGGCCGACGGCCAGCGCTACGTCGTTCTGGCTTCGCGCAGACTCCAGGTGGGACACGCCCGAGGAAGCGCTGGACCCATAGTCGGGCATGACGATTCGGGCGCCGGCCGCTCGCTGCACCTGGTCAGCGTTTGCCAGGTTGTCGAGTGGGTTGTCGGCCAGGGGCAGCTGTGCAGGAGGAAGGTCTGCGGGCCGCTGGCGTTGGGCCAGCTCAGCGGCGGCACGCGCGCGTTCGTCTGCAGCCTTCCGCTCCATGTCGGCAAGGGTGCCTTGCGTGCTGACGGGGCTTGGGATGACATCGCCAGGTGCTCCTGCGGTGGCGGCCGGCGGCGCGGCGGGGTTCGCTGGGGCCTGAGGAGCGGAACCAGGTTCCGGTGCTGGCGTGGCGATGCCTGCATTCTGCGCGTATTGCTGCAGTGCGCCGTCGAGCGCGTCGGCCTGATCTGCCGGCGGTGCGGCCACTTCGGGCGCGGCAGTGGCGCGGCGCTGGATCTCGCCTTCGACCTTGGCCTTGACGTCGGCCGTGAGCACGCCGGACTTGGCGTAGGTCTGCAGCTGCTGGTCGCTGTAGGTGGTGACTGGGCGGCCGGCCAGCAGGACGGGCTGGACCTGTTCATCGCCAGAGATCTTGGATAGGAGGTGGCCGCTGCTGTGCATGCCGCCGCCTTGCGCCAGGCCAACGACCAGGCCTTGCGCCACAGAGCCGCCCGGGTCGAACTCCTGGGTCGGATCGGCCTGGACCTTCGCCGCATATCCTGCATAGTCCTCGCCAGGGTTCTGAGCGCCTTCTTCGAGGCCTTCCTTGGCAGTGCGGCCGAGAACCTGCCGGCCGGTGGTCGGCGAGCCGGCCATGGTCTTGCCCCAGGCATCGGCAGCGCCGGTCGCCTTGCTGGCGCCGACGGTCCACAGAGCGGCCGGGCCGGCGGCCTGAGAGCCCAACTCATCACCGAGGATGCGCTTGGCATCTTGCTCGGTGTTCGTTTGGCGCAGCTCCCTATAGCGCTGGTTGTTGCGCTGCAGGTCGACGTCCTTCTGCTGCTCGACGAAGTCCTGCACGCCAGCCCGGGCGTCAAGGCCAGACTGAGCCGCTTCCGACACTGCGCCGACGCCGCCGGCCAGGCGCTCAGCACCGCCCTGCGCGAAGTCGTTGACGGCCTGCGCCCTTGCCTGGCTGGCCAGCGCGGGTGCGTTCGACCTGGTGGCCGGGTTGGATGCGGCCTTGAGCAGGGTTTCCTGGAAGGCCTTGTCGCCGGCTGCTGTGGCGGCCGCCTGGATCTCTGCTGCACCAAGCCCTCTGACAGCCAGCGCTGCCCTGGTCAGGCCCATGGCGCCGAGCATCTCTGGCGCCGACTGCGCGACCGAGCTGATGACCGCGCGCGGGCGAGTGGCCAGCTCTTTCATCGTGGGCAAGAGACCCTTCGCGTCATTCACGGCCTTGTTGTCGGCCGCCATGGTCGGGTCGTCTTGCACGATCTTCTCGTTGTAGAACTCCTGCTGGTTCTTGCCGATGTCGCTCAGGGTCTGGCCGGCCGCATAGCGCAGCGCTTCACCAGGGTTGTTGACCGGGTCTGCAATGGCGGCCTGGACACGCTGGCGGCCTTGGGCAATGGCCTGCGCTGCAGCTGGCCGGACCCTGGTGTCGACGTACTGATCGGTCGGAGCGGTGGCTGCGGCTGCGTTGGCCCTGAGCTGCTGCTCGTCGGCCATCGGACCGGCGCGGTCTCGCGCATCCGACTCCATGGCTGCAGAGCCAAGGCCAGCCAGCGCCTTCATCACGCTGCCGCCAAGGTTGGCGATGGTGCCGATGGTGCCTTCTGGCGTTGCGCCCACGACGTCGCCGACTTGGCGAGTCAGCGCGCCACCACCGACGCCGACCGAGTCGATGGTGCCCTTGGCCAGACTGCCATTGGCTACTGGCACGTCATTCGACCACCAGTCTTCAGCCGACGAAGCAGGCTTGGCGGCCGGGGCCGGGGAATCCTTCGACCACCAGTTTTCTTCAGCCAAGGAGAGCTCCTACTTTTTGATCAGGGTTTGGCCGTTGGGCGCTTCGTACTGCGTGCCTGGCGGCAGCTTGTCGTATTCGGCCTTGCTGGCAGGGCGAGCAATGGCGGCCGATGGCCTTGGAGCGGCCGACGCCGGGCCCGCACCCTTGATCGGATACCAAGTCGGCGTCTTGTCGGTCGGGCTGGCCTCACCCAGGTACAGGTCACCATCGGGCATGGTCTTGATGGTGGTGTCGCGCATGCCGACCTTGGCATTCATGGTGCGGTTCTGCTGCGTGCCAGCAGCGCCTGCCGCTCTGGCGTGCTCGGCTGCGCTGATGCCCGCCCATGCCTTGATCGCATTGACCTGAGCTGGCGTGCGGGCGGCTTCCGGCACAGACATGGCATCAGCGGCCGCCTTGCGAGCCGTCTCCAGCGTCTGCTTCTTCTCGTTGTCCAGGCGCAGGCCCTTGGTCCCTTCAGCCGAGTGGGCTGCTGCTGCACCGCTGGCGCCAGTGGCCGCCTTGTGCGACTGGATCTGCACCTCGATGTTGTGGAAGGCCTGGTCGGCCACCGCCGCGTTGTCGCTGCCGGCGATGGCCAGCTGCTGCATCGCCATCGTGCGCACCGATTCCTCGGGCAGGATCTTGGTGACCGGCTTGCCGCTCGGGCCATCGGCCGTGACCTGCACCTTGCCGTTGCCCAGTGGCTTGATGCCCTTGACGCCGTGCCCGACGCCGTCGTAGCTGAAGTCCTTGATGAATCCGGGCACGTTGTCGTAGTTGCCGGCGGCGACCTCGCGGGCGATCTTGTTCGCAGCATCCTTGCGCGTGGCCTGATCCGCCGCGATGCGCTCGGTGATCATGTCCTTCATCTGCTTCAGGTTGGCAGCAGCCTGATCGGTGTGGCCGGCGGTGTACAGGCGCGCCGTGAGCTTGGTCTGGTTCGCGATGCGCTCAGCCTCGCTGGCCTCACGCGGACTGCCGTCCTCATTGGTGTAGCCACGAAGCTCGGCGGTCGTCGCGTCGGTGATCTTCTGGCGCGCCAGCAGGTCGTTGTTCGCCTTGGTGTGGATGTCCAGGCCGAGCTGCGCTTCCTTACCGGCAATGCCCTCATTGGCTGTCAGCTGCTTGACCTGGCCGATGTGGGCCCGGGCGAGGTCGACGTTGGCCGCGCTCTGGCTCATGCGGTCAGCCTCGGCGTCGCGGCCGTACTTGCGGTAGATGGCCTGGCGCGCGACGGCGGGGTCGATGGCCGGCGGGGCCTGAGGTGGCGCGGCCGCTTGCAGGCCAGAGTCGGGCGGCATCGCTGCAGTGACCGGCGTGGTCGAGGCGTTCTGCGCCACGCTGGCCAGGCCAGGGTTGCTGTCGACCGATTGGAGCTCGCGCTCCATGTCAGCCTGGCGAATCGCATCGCGCGTCGCCGAGAATGAGTCAGCCCAATCGTTGCCTGCCATGCTCAACCCTTCGCGTGGCCTTCCAGCCGCTTGACCTTCTTCGACAGCGCCACGATGGCGGCGTGCTGCAGGCCGATCATGTTCTGCACGTTGACGGCCTTGCCGCCTGGCGCCACGCTGTCGCCGAACTGCTCGTTCAGATCTTCAGCCATCGCGCCGACCTTGCGTCCCGGTGTACCGATGCCGGACTTGTAGTTGTAGCTCTGAGGCATGGCTGACTCCAGGCCTTCCAGCGCAGTGTCAGGGTCCACAGGGGATCGGTTCTTCTTGAACTTCTTCGACGAAGGGATGAACTTCGACAGGGTGTCGGTAACCGCTGTCCCGGCGCTGCCGCCGAGCGCGCCACCCAGCTGGCCGTAGGCCTTGTTCTGCGCAGACGCAGCGGTGAGCGCCAGATTGCCACCATTCATCACCGAGTTGTTCGCATTGATCGAGGTGCCGGTGGCGTTGTTGACGTTGCCCACCAGCGCGTTCTGGCTCTGGATCGCGGTGTTCAGCCCATTGCCGCCGGCCGTGCCTGCGGTCACTGCGGTCTGCGCGGTCTGGCCCGACGTGTTCGCGAAGCCGGCACCATAGTTGGCCGTGCCCTGCTGCAGCGAGTTCAGGTTGGCGTCGACCTTGTCCTTGGCCGCGTTGTTGATGCCGGTGGCAGCGTTCGTCGCGTTGAAGGTCAGGCCCTGCGCAGCGGTCTCGCCGGACAGCGTCTTGTCTGCCGCCAGCTGGTTGCCCTGCGTCACAGCGGACAGGCCGGCGTCAGCAGCGCCAGCGTTCATGCCGATGGCCGTCTGAGCCGCCTGGGTGCGCAGCGCGCGCGCCTGATCCAGGGCGCTGGACTTGATCGCGATGCCCTTGTTCTGCAGGTCGTACTGCTGCGCGGTGCCGGCGTCGAAGCCGGTGCGCTCGAGGCCCCGGGCTGCATCGTCGGCTGCGTTCAGGTTGCCGATGTTGGTGGCCGCCACCTGGTTGCCGGACCCGATGCGCGCCAGCTGCTGGCCGTTCTGGATGTCGGCGGCCATGGCGGCCATCTTGTTCGGATCGCCACCCAGGCGCAGGAGCTGGCGCTGAGCCTGGTCGGCCGAGTTGGAGATGTCGGCGTTGGTCTGCGTCGTGGCACGCAGGGCGTTGGCGTCGGCGCGCTGCTTGGCCACGTCGCGCAGGGTCTGCGCCTGGCCGTTGTAGAAGCCGGTCTGGTCAGCGCGGCGAGCGTCGCCTGCAGCGTTCAGGTCGCCCTGGATGATGCCGGCATCGGTGGTGGCCGAGCGGGCTGCGACGTCACCCAGGCCGACGGTCTGGTCGCCGAAGTTCTGCGCGTTGGCCTTCAGGCCGGTGGCGTAGTCGGCTGCGTTGGCCTTGGTGGCATCGACGTTGGCACCGACCGCCGCGCGCACCTGGCCGGCCTGGCTGGTGGCATCGTTGACCATGGCAGCACCCTTGGCCTGCTCCAGGCCGATGCCGGCCGTCTCGGCGGTCTTCTGCAGCTCGGCGATGCGAGCCTGCGCAGCCTGCTTCTCGGCCGGCGTGCCGGTGGCCATGACGCCCTGCAGCTGGTTGAGCTCTGCGGTCTGGTCGCTGTTCAGGTACTGCGCGCCCAGCGAGTTCAGGCCCATCTGGCCGACAGAGGCCTGGGTCGCGCGCTGGTTCTGTTCCCACGCCGTCTGCGAGCGGTCCGCAGACTGCTTGGCGATAGACTGGTCCAGCGCGTTGCTGTCCACCGCCTGCTGGCCGAGCTTGTCGATCAGCGGCTTCTGGTCGGCGTAGACCTGCTTGTTGAAGTCGAGGTTGGCGGCGGCTGCAGCTTGGCTCGAGGCCGTGGCGTTGTTCGCGGCATCGATGGCAGCGCTGGCCGTCTGGCCGGACTTGACCGCGCCGACGACGGCGGTGGCGAGCTGGCCCCAGCCGAGAAGATCTTTGGCTGATAGGTCCATGCTGGGTGTCGCCGTGGTGGGGGTGATGGGGCTGGACGTTTGGGGCAGCGCGTCGGTCAGGCCCGGTCCATGCGGCGGCAGGTCTGGCAGCGTGTTGTCCAGCGTCTTGATGCTGTCGGTTGGGCCAGTGGCAGACGGCGTGCCGGGCGCGGCGTTGGCGAGGCCTGGCGCCTCGGGCGCGGGCACTGAAGCAGGCGCAGGGGATGGCGCTGCAGGGGTCTGGCTGAAGCTCGCGGGGTCAGGGTTGTACGGGTCACCCGTGCCGGTCGGGCTGGTGGTCGGTGCCGGCCCGGTCTGCGGCATCGCAGCGACCTGCGTCTGCGCCAGAGCCGGGATCTCGCCATTCATCTGCGCGAACGGGTAGTCGGCGGTCGATCCGATGTTCGGCATCTGCACCTGGCTCAGGCCAGGGTCAGTCGCGGCGGTGGGCAGCGCATCGCTTCCGGCTGGCAGCTGCGGCAGGGAGTCGCCGCTGGGTAGCGTCCCGCCATTCAGGTAGTCGCCTGCCAGGCTACCGGCGCCGGCCATCGCGCCGCCGGTCAGGGCGCCCTTCAGCGCGCCTTGGAGGATGGGCTTCTCGCCAGCAACAGCATTCAGACCGCCCATGCCTGCGCCTATGGTGGCACCGCCGGCCATTGCGCCGGTCGCCCCCTCCAGGCCGTACAGCGAACTGCCGAGGCCGCCGGCCGTCATCCCGGCAAGAGCGCCGGCAGAGCCAACGCCCTGCGCTGCAAGGCCTGCGCCCATGCCCATGCCGCCGGCAAGCACCGATGCCACCTGAGCATAGTCACTCAGGTGCATCGAGCCGTTGCCCTTGTTGCTGTAAACATTGCCGCTGACGAGGTTGCCGGATGGGTCGAACACACCTGACAGCCGGTTGTATCCGGTGCTACGGGCGTTCCCCAGCTGATAGCCATTCAGGCCAGAGATGTCCGGAGCGGCCGGCTGGACGGGGTAGTCACTGGGAGCTGCTGCCCAGTTTTCCAAGGCATTTGGCCCACCATCCCACGGCGTGTAGTTGGCGTAGGCCTCCATCTCAGGAGTCCACTTACCAGCAGCCTGAAGCACCCCCTTGAACTGCGCCAAGTTGTCGAGGCTGAGCGCGTCTTTCTTCCATCCGAACACGGTCGGGTCGACCTGCGCCTGATACGCCTGCCAAGCCCAAGGATCAGACTGACCGGGATCTTGTAGCGGCGCGGCCATGACTTAGCCCTCGACGGGGACGGCGGCAGGGTCGATCACCGGCAGCGCCGGGTTGTTCTGCGCGGTGACCTGCGCCTGGATCGTGGCGATCAGCGGCGCCGACGTGGCGTAGGGCATGGGCGTCTGCACCAGCATGCCGAAGATCGTGTCGACCTGCTCGGCCGAGAGATTGAGGGTGAATTGTTTGGACATGGGGTTCTCCTTAAGCCTGCAGTCTCTACCGGCTTGGGTTTCGGGGGGAGTCTTACGCTCGCGCTGCGGCCTTGGCCGTCCAGCTCCAGGCCCACACGCCCTGGACGTAGGCCATCACGGTGCCGGCGATCTGCCGGATCTCGTCTCGCGTGAGCATGTTGACGGTGCCGTCCATGGACCTGACGGGCGACAGCGCAGCCGCCGGCAGGATGCCCTCGCTGTAGGCCTGGAGGTAGGCCGCGACCTGCTGCTGGAAGGTCTGGTCGGTGTACCAGCTGCGTCCGCCCCACTGCGCGCCCTGCATGAGCCGCTTGTCGCGCTCGACGTCGATCTCGCGCAGGGTTTCCTCGAGCGACAGGTGCGGCACCCAGGCCCCTGCAGACCAGCGCCAGGAGCCGCTGCGTGGCGGCGTGGACGTGACCACGGTCGCGGCCTGCGCGATGGGCACGACGCCCAGGTAGACGCCGGCAGCATCGACGCCATAGACCATGCCGCTGGACTTGCCGTCGTGCTGGGTTGGGGTCAAGCTGCCGCCGATGATTTCCATGATCAGTTGAAGTTGGAGAAGATGAAAGTAGCGGTCAAATCGAAGCTGGCCGTGGTCCCAACTGAATCGGTGACTGTGCAGCGGTAGATGCCATTGAAGGTGTCAACAACCCCAATCGCCGGGACTGGCCTGCTTCGGGTGAAAGTCGTGGACGATGCTGTCGGCGTATTGATTGTTGCCACCTCACCAGACACATAGGACCACGCATAGGTGTACGCAGGCACGCCATCCGCAACCGTCGCCGCTGCAGATGTCGTTGTCACCGCGACAGGAACACCAGCCGTCAAGCCGCCACCGCTTCCGGTCACACTGCCCGGGCCGGTGGCCGTCATCGCCGACATGATCTTGCGCCATGTCCCGGCGTCATTGATCCAGATCGACCGGGCCTTGCGCCAGGTGCCGGCGTCATTCATCCAGACGTTGGCGGCACGCCGCCAGGTGCCCGCGTTGTTCATCCAGAAGGAGGCCATGATCAGTACTGGAAAACGATGTCGCCCGACGAGCCGCCAGTCGGCGTGGCCGTCGACGCGGTGATCGTGACGTTGTTGATCGGCTTGCTGCTGACGTTGGCCCAGGCCACCGACCCCGCCGAGCCGGTGACGCTGATGCCCCAGGTGCCGCTGGCGCCGGTGCCGGTCAGCGTCGGCGCATAGCCGTTGTAGTTCCCCGCGTGCAGCACCTGGTTGCCGGCCTGCGTGATCGCGCCAGTGGCGTTGAAGGCCCCGGTGCTGATGAACTGGAACAGAGATCCAGCTGCAGTCGCTGTCCCGAAGTGGATGCCAATCGTGTCAGTAGAAGACACGCCCGCCGTTCCTTGGAAGTAGCTCAGACCATAGGCATCCGCATTGGCGAACCTCCAGATTGGATTGCGTGAATTCACCGCATAGGTTGTGCTGGCAAATCCCGCGACACCAGCTGCAGACACAGCTCCGCTGGCCACCAGAGCAGTCGCCGATAGCGTGCCAGTGCTCGATTGGATGGTGACTGCAGAGCAGGAGTAGAGCTGAGAAGTTGCCCCAGTCGTACCCCACACCACTGGATATGGGGTTGGATCGGAGCGCCCAGAAGCCATGGCTGTAACTGAGGCCGTCGCTGCATTGCCGCCGATGTTCAGCGACCCGGCTGTTCCCGTCAGTCCGGTGCCGGCGCCAGAGATCGACACGCCCACCGAGACCACGCCTGATGACGCCACAGAGATGTGCGGCGTGGCTGTCGAACTGTCGAACGACAGCGTGCCGGTTGCCGATGTGGCGGCCGTCGGCGCGTTGTAGATGGTGACGCCAGGGAAGCCAGCGGTGACCTGAGCTTGCAGGTTTACATGGGCCGACGAATAGGTGCTGCCGGCCATCCATGCGTAGACGCTGACCGAGCCATCGGCTTCGGTGTAGGCGAGGATCTTGGACCCTGTAATGGTGTCGCCATTGGCGCTCATCAGACGGGCAGTGAACCCTGATCTGTTGCCCATGTAGATGGACAGAACCTGGCTCGATACAGCACCCCAACCAGTGTTGACGATGGCATCGATCTTCAGGACATCGAAGGTGCCGGCAGTGCTGGCCGGCAGCGTACACAGCTTGTAGAAGTACGGGTTCGCGTCGGCGCCCTGATGGACGAACGAGTAGCCGATGGCTGAGCCACCGAAGTTTCCGGACCCAACTGACTTGGCTGTTCCTGCGACCGTCAGATTCCCAGCTGCAGCAAGCGTTCCAGACGAATCGATTCGGACCCGCTCGACGCCATTCGTCGTCATCTTGATGACGCCGCTCGCGTTGGTGGCGTTGATGAACACGCCACCAGTCCCGAACCCAGTCAGGCTCGTGCCATCGGGTGCGTACTCTGCACTGGCTGCGTAGCTGCTGCCCATGTGGTGCAGTGCTGCTCCGAGCGCTGCTGGCACGGTATTACCGTTCTGCAGTCGGATCGATGAATAGCCGCTTGCAGACGACTCCTGCACACCAATGCTGGTGCTGCCACTGCTGCCAGACACAAACAGCTTCATGCCGCCAGAGGCTGCACCAATGCCGACAAGACCAGACCCATCGATGCGCATGCGCTCGGTGGTCGACATCGTGTTCGTGGCCTGCGTATCAACGCAGAACAGAAGCGATGAAGAAGCCCCGTCGACAGCAATCCGGCCTGTGTAATGGGTGGTGCCGCCACCAGTCCAACGCCTCATGTCAAGTCCAGGCTGGCCCGATGTGTCGGCCTTGGAGTCCGGCGCTATCCTCGCGGCGATGGTGGTTGTCGGACCTGGATATGCTGCATTGGAGGCATTGATGCCCGAGTCTCCAATGACGTGCAGCGGGGCCAGTGGGCTGGTCGTGCCGATGCCGACGTTCCCGCTCGCATCGATGCGCATGCGCTCCGGCAGGCCAGACCCCGTGTAGAAGCGCAGGCCTAATTGGTCGTCAAAGACCGATTCAGTCACGCCGCTGATGACGGTGCCGCCAGAGTAGGCAGCAGTCTTGTAGCCAATCGCCAGCATCTGACGCGCGCCCGTGTTGCCGCTGGTCTGCGAGAAGGTGAGCCTTTCACTGGTGGCCGTGCCGCCGATGTCGAGTTTGGATGACGGAGAGCTGGTCCCGATGCCGACGCTGCCACCATACGGCTGCATACCAATGTTCCGAGATCCGTTGCCGGTGTCGAAGCCTTGGATGAGCGGCATGTCTGCCGCGTCGTACCCAATGCCCAGTCGGACAGCCGGATTGGCCAACGAGAACACTGTGTTGGCGCCGCTGTTCCAGGTGGTGAGCGTGGTCAGCGATGTGCCGCCCTTGACCTCGAGCTTCCCTGCTGGCGATGCAGTGCCGATGCCGACGCTGCCGCTGGTGGAAGCCAGGTTGGTGGCGCCAGTAACTGTCCCGCCAGTCAGCGGCAGGTAGGTGCTCGATGCCGTCGCCGACTTCAGGTAGCCCTGGCCGACCACATAGGCCGTGGTCGCCAGCTGCGTCGTGTTCGTGTCGACTGCTGCCGTGGGTGCGACCGGTGTTCCGGTGAGCGATGGGCTGGCCAGGGGCGCGTATGTCGCACTTGCCGTCGAGGACTTCAGGTACCCCTGTCCAACCACATACTGCGTGGTCGCGATCTGGGTTGTGTTGGTGTCGACCGCTGCGGTCGGTGCGGCGGGCACTCCAGTCAATGTCGGGCTGGCCAGCGGGGCGTAGGTCGTGCCGGCCGTCGAGGCCTTCAGGTAGCCCTGGTTGACGACGTACTGCGTGGTCGCCAGCTGCGTGGTGCTGGTGTCCACGGCGGCCGTCGGCGCAGCAGGAACGCCGGTCAGCGTCGGGCTGGCCAGGGGCGCATACGGGCTGAGCGCCGAGGCCGTGATGAAGGCCGGGCCGTTGGTCAGCTGGTTCAGGTTCGTGAGGCTGGCCGCCGTCCACACCGCGCTGCCGCTGACCTGCAGCGTGGTGGCGTTGATCGTGCCGCCCGTGATCGTGCCGCTGTTGGTGACGCTGCCATAGATGTTGCCGCCGCGCAGGCCGGTCACCGTCATGTTGAAGGCGTCGGTGGCGGCCACGATCAGCTCGACCCAGGCGCTGCCGTTGTAGGTCTCGTAGCGCTTGTTGGCGCTGTTGAAGCGCACGCTATTGGTCGCCGGGCTGGTGACCGTGGTGAAGGCCGGGTCCAGGCCCTTGGCCAGGTCGATGTCCCGGTCGTTGATCTGCGTGAGCAGGGTCAGGTAGGCCGTGCTCGATGCCAGTGTCGCGAATGACGCCATGGTCAGACTCCTCGGATGGTGTAGCTCACGGTCGCGCTGACGCGGGTGCCGGATGTGTTGAAGACGAGCACCTTGAACTGCGTCGGGTTCGGTGCATCAGTGAAGTCGTAGACGGCCGTGAGGTTCGATGTGCCCTGCACCGAGCAGACGATGGAGCTGACGTCGAGGAAGATGCCGGTGATGTTCACAACCGTCCCGCCGGTATCGGTCGACACCGCGCTCACCATGCCCTGGTAGGTCTTCTGCTTGACGTCCAGGCGGAAGTTCAGCGGCTGGATGATCAGCAGCGCCGAGGTGTCGGTCGCCAGGCCGGTACCGTCGTGCGTGGCCGCGAAGGCCATGCCATAGCGGACGTACTGGAACGCCGTGGCGAAGGCTGAAGCCTGGCCCGGGAAGCTCTGCGGGAAGGTCGTGCCGTCCACGCCCATGGCCAGCGAAGGCGTGATGCTGACGGTGCCGCTCGCGAAGTAGGTGGTGGGCGTCTGCGTGACCTTGCTGCTGGCCACCACCGCCCCGTAGTTGACGTCCTCGGAGTAGCTGCCGGTGGTCTTGCCCACGGCGTAGGCCGAGTAGCCGGCAGCGACCTGATCGGCGATGCTGGTCCAGCCGCGCGACGAGAAGTGCGTGGCCCAGGTCTCTGTGGTGTCCACGTTGCACAGCAGGCCACCGGACAGCGCGTCGATGGCGCAGTTGGTCTTGGTGCCGGCGAAGGCCGAGTTGGCGTTGCTCTGCAGCTGGTAGTCGGGCGGCTGCGAGACCGTCGCCGTGGTGGTCGTGCGCGGGCCCTGGTTGCCGGCGCTGTCGACCGGCGTGACCCCGTAGGTGTAGGCGCTGGCCACGGTCTCGAAGATGGCCGTGAACAGGCCGCCGATGGCACCGATGGCCACGCCGCCCCGGTCGATGATGTAGCTCGACACCGTCAGCGTGCCGGTCGATGCGGTCCAGCGCAGCAGGACGTAGTTGTCGACCACGTCCGGCGAGACGGTCACAGCGCTCGGCAGCGATGGCGTGAAGGTCGACTGCGTGATCGAGCTCAGGTTGCCGGCGGTGTCGTAGGCCCCGACCCAGAAGGTGCGCGCTCCGGTCCAGTTGACGGCCGTCTCGAAGCGGGTGCCGGACCCGACAGCCAGAACCTGGCCGGCGGCCCAGGACGCGCCCTGGCGCAGCTCGTAGGAACCGACAGGTAGCGACCCATTGGTCGAGCCGTAGATCAGCACCAGCGACCCGTTCTGGATGGTCTGCGAGACGGTTGGCGCTGCCGGCGGGTTGATGGTGACGGTGGTGCTGCCGGCCAGGCCGAGCTGACTGCCGATGTCGACGGCCGCGACCCAGAAGGTGCGCGACCCGCCGAAGGCTGCGGTCAGGCGCAGCGTGTTGGTGTTCGACGTCCCGACATCGATGCCGCCCGAGAAGGTCGAGCCGTAGCGGATGATGAAGTACTTGATCTGCAGGCCGCTCGTGGGCGTCGGCCAGGACAGGACCACGTCGGTCGAGTCGAATGCCGATGACACCGTCGGCGCGCCAGCGATGTTGCCCACCGTGGTGCCGCCCACGGCGTTGTAGTCCGAGAGGTTCTTGCTCTTGGATTCGGTGCGGACCCAGTAGTAGTAGGCCCCGCCGCTTGGCGGCAGCTCATCGACGTAGGTGTTGCCGGTGGTCGAGCCGATGTTGACCGCAGCGCTCAGGTTGTTGGAGCTGGCGCGGTAGATCAGCGTCTGGCCGTAGTACGGGCTGTCCCAGGCGTCGAAGACCAGCACCAGGTTGGACTGGTTGGCCAGCACCGTCAGCGCCACCGGGGCCGGCGGATTGAGCAGCGACGAGAACCAGCTCGGCACCGAGCTCGACAGCCAGTTCTTGGCACTGGCCAGGGTGAACGATTTCCCGTTTGACTTCAGCGCCTGGCTGGCGTTGGCCGAGATCAGGCCGATGTCGACCAAGTCCTGGATCGTCGGCTTGGACTTCAGCGGCGAGCCACGGTCGGCCTGCGTGACTTCGAACTGCTGACCCAGCGCCTCGAGATAGCGCTGCAGCCCGGCGGGCAGACCTGGCGGCAGGCTGGGCAGGCCGCTCACGAGACCTCTGCAGACTTCAGGTCATCAGCGTCGCCGGCCAGGATGACCTCGTAGACCTCGACCGTGGTCGTGATCTCGATCTCCCATTGCCGGCACTTGTCGTCAGCCGGAAGGGTGAACTCGTTCTTGCCGTCGACCACCTCGGTCCAGACGAGCAGGCCGTCACCGTAGAGCTTGAAGGTCACGGCACCAGCGTAGGACCGCGCCAGCACGCGCGCCCGGCCGAAGGTGCGCAGCGGGCTCTCGATGACGCCGGATCGCCAGACAGCCGTCAGCGGCGTGCCGCTCGCATTCCACAGCACGATGTTCGTGCCGACCTGCAGATGCAAGTGGTCCTGCGCGATGTCGAAGAAGCCGCCCGTGGCATAGAACGGAAACATGGTCAGCGCCGCGTCGTCGCCACGCGGGTCGAAGCAGAAGCCGCCCTGCACGCTGCCGGTGTTGAAGAAGCCGAAGTAGCGACCGTTGTAGACGTAGCCCTGGATCGAAGCCGGGTTCAGGGCCTGCCAGTCTTCGCGGTTCAGCAGGCCATTGGTGACGACCTTGATGCTGCCGCCGCTGTCGCATGCGCACAGGCCGTTCTGGCTGGCGTAGTAGACCGTGCCCACCATGATGTTGGCGCCGGACATCGACGGCATCGGGCTGGTGATGTTGACGATGGAACGCTTGCTGACGCAGGCCTCGGGGCTCTCGATCTTGGTCAGCGACAGCGCGTCCGGCGTGGTGCCCGACAGCATGTACGGGTGGCCCCAGGTCAGCACCAGCACCTGGTTGCCCATCGCCCGGCCACCGAGGATCGGGAAGTCGGTCGACAGCTTGTACTTGGCCGGCCAGGCGTAGGGCGCGTACTGCGCGCTGACGCACACGTCGTTGCCGTCGAAGCCCACCAGGATGCCGTTGGCCATGGCCACCAGGCCTGTCATGGTGGCCGGCGGCGGCACCCACGACGTGGTCTGGATCACCTCGCCGATGTTGGCCCCGACGTCATCCACGATGGTCGAGGTGTTCGTCTCCTTGACGAAGTACAGGTTGGTGTCGGTGCTGCTGGTCTCGGTGCGGTACAGGCGCCGCGTCACGCAGGAGCTGGTGCCGCTCGGCAGCACGTCGAAGCCGGTGATCGATGCCGTCTGGCCAGTGAAGACCGCCTGCGAGTTGCAGATCGGCGAGGGCGCCGACTCCTCACCGTAGGCCGTGACGTTGGTGTAGGCATAGCCCACCATGCGGTAGTCGTTCGACGACGCCGTGCCGCTCACGCTCAGCACCGGGGTTCCGGTGGGGCGGGTCACGCCGAGGTCGCGCCAGGCCTGCGGGTAGGGTGCGCCGCCGGTCAGCGCCAGGGTGCTGTTGGTCCACTTCGGCGCGCCGTCGCCCGTGTAGAAGGTACGCTCGGTGGTGTCGCCGATGATCGGACCCTTGACCACATCGACGTCCTTGTTCCATTGGAACCAGTAGGACGTGTCGGAGATCAGCGTGCGGCCGAACCGGAAGATGGTCGTGGTGCTCGCGGCGGTGTGGCCGGTCGACACCGTTACGGCATCCATCCAGGGCTTGACCGTGCGCGAATCGGGGTTGACGTTCTGCGCTACCTGGGCCATGCCCAAGGGCAGCTTCCAAGGCGTCAGTGCTGGTGCGATCCCAGAGAAGCGACGAACGGCGATGGCCATGGGCTCACCCCCATGCCTTGGTGCGCATCACGCCACGGCCGAAGCTGTTGGTCGCGATGGCGGCCGCCGCAGCGACCTCTCCTTCGAAGAGCCTGGCGTAGTCGGCGGCCAGCTTGTCGTTGGACCACGGCTTCTTCGGCATGCGCATCAGCCTGGACTTGATGCCGTAGGCGATGCTCTCGGAGAACTTGCTGAAGACGCCATCGTCGACTCCGGTGCCGGTGTACAGCGGCACCTTGGCGATGCTGATCTGCAGGCCGGCCGTGAGTGAGTTGACCGGGATGTAGGCCAGGACCACGGTGTCCATGCTGTTCTGCGTGTAGAACTTCGGCGTGCCTTGCTGCGTGTCCCAGTCGGGCATGACCTGGTCGAGCCAGGCCTTGCTGCGCGGGTCGAGCTTGCGCGGCTTGGCGTCGGCCGAGCTGCTGTCCTTCAGCCTGACCTCGAGGATGCGCGACACCTCGAAGTTGGCGACGTCCAGCGCCAGCGCGGTGTGGGCCGATGTGCCGGCCACGACATCCTGCGGCGTGCATTCCTCGCGCCCGAAGAGCGAGCGCTCGTAGAAGTCGTTGCAGGTCCGCTTGATGTGGTGCAGCGCCATCTCGGTCGTGCAGCCCGGCAATTCTGGCAAGACGTCGTCGAAGAAGCTGGCGTAGGTTTTCATCCGAGCAGCTCCGCAGCGAACATGTTCAGCAGCATCTGCGCACGGCCCGGGCTGGCGCCATCGTCGTCCTTGGTCTCGGCGCGGCCACCGACGTAGTCGGCCACCGTCTGCTCGAAGCGCGCGGCCAGCGGGAAGGTGCCGCCGAGCGCCAGCGCGGTGTGGCCGACGTAGGCCGTGCCGACCATCAGATCCGGCCGCAGCTCGAAGGCGCGGTGGATCGCGGCGTTGGCATACCCGAGCAGCAGCGCGTCGCTGTACCGGGCTTTCTTGGTGTCGTTGAGCGGCGCGCGGGCCAGGTCAACTATGGCCTGCATCGTCGACATCGATCACACGGCTCGCTGGCGGTTCAGGGTCCGCACGGCGCTCATCACGTCGACCTTGGGGTCGGTGGAGTCGATGCGCACACCGAAGGCGCGCAGCGCGTGGTGGGCCAGCTGCGCCTTGGTCATGGTCTCCAGGCGTACCGTGGTGTCGATCTCCTGCAGCTCGCGCATCTCGTCGAGCAGCGGCTGGCTCGTCGGCCGCTCGGCCGTGATGCGCTGGCCACGCTGCGCCACCGGGCGGCGATCCTCGAATTCCGGGTGCTCCAGCAGCAGGGCTGCGACCCACGCAGGAACGGCCGAGATCTTGCCTTGGGTGAAGACTTCCTTCGACCCGTACAGGTGGTCCACCCAGGTGTCGAGCTGTCCAACGTACTTGATGGGGATCAGGGGCATCTTCGTCCTCGGTGCGCTCAAGAGAGGGTAGGAACCAGGTTCCTACCCTCGATCAACGCACGTTGATCACTTGCTGCCGGCGAACTCGCCGAAGGCGGCGTAGTCGGCCACACCCGAGGCGCCGGTCACGATGGTGCCGAACAGCACCTCGAGGTAGCTCTCCTTGAGCGTGGTGAACACGCCGGCCTGCGGCATCACCAGCTTCGCGCCGGTGGTCGCATGCGAGGCGTCGGTCGCGGCCGTCACGGCTGTCGAGGCGGTCGCCACGACGGTCGTCGGCACGGTGCTGCCATCGACGTGCGAGATGCCGATGGAGGCCGGTGCGGTCGCGCCGAAGGCGGTGCGCACGTTGATCATCAGCACGCACAGGCGGAAGCCGGCGGGCAGCTTGCACGGGCGCAGCAGGTCGCCCGTTGCGGTCGCGGCGCTGGGGGACACGGTGCCGAAGTAGGCAGAGGCCTGATCGATGCCCGGAAGGGCCTTCGTCAGGAGGTCGGAAGCGTTGTAGGTAGCCATGTTCAGTTCTCCGAAAGTGGGGTTGGTTGAGTGGAGCCTGGTTGCCCAGGCCCCGACTCATCAGGTCAACGGCACCGCAGTGTCAAGGACCATGACGCCATGGTCGGTGGGGATCTTCACGCCCGACTCGTCGTAGTTGAAGCGCAGCTTGGCCTTGCCGCCCATGCAGTCGCCGGCCACTTCGAGGTTGCGCTCGAAGTTGTAGTTGCGCTCCAGCCACGAGAAGAAGTAGTCCGAGGACTTGTTCTTGCCGTAGACGTTGCCCAAGGCCTGTGCGCCCAGCAGGATGGCGCGGTCGACTGCGAACGTCGTGCCGAAGCCGCCAGGGATGGTGGTCGTCGATTCCACGGCCGTCGCGGCGTTGCCTTGGGCGATGTATTGGACCGAGTTGCCCTGAGCGACGTTGCCGTAGAAGCGGACCGCACGGTTCAACTTCTTCACCAGGATGCCGTTCCACATGCCCACTTCACCCTTGAAGAGCGGGTGTTTGGAGCCGTAGCTGGCACGGTTCCAGGCGTTCTGCTGGAAGGTGCGCAGGGCGGTCGTGCCCGAGGCCGACAG